TTCTTCAAACATGATGGATACTGAAGGTGCTTTTACTAATTACAATAAAGGGCCAGCTTCCACTACAAAGGGTGCTGATGGAGAACAAAGCTATGCTTATACAGGACCAACAAATTCATCTGGTTTAGGTAAAACAATTCCTGTTATTTATGGAAAAGTTTTAACTGGTAGTTTGTTGATAGGTGCAGATATTGAAACAAATGGTGATACAACTGAGAACACTAAATTTTTTAGAGCATCAGGCAAAGATACCTTTACAATAAATGGCGACCCTTTAACACCTGAAGAAGATAAATACGATGACAGAAATGGTATAATTGCAAAAACAAAAAGCAAAAATGGAAAGTTAAAATTAACAGGAGGAAAGGGTAACAAAGGTAAGTTTTTTTATAAGGGTAATAATGGAAAAGATACTACTTCAGCACAAAGAAATCGGATGTTTACTTTGAGCATAGCGAGTGATAGTGAACAGCAGATTTCAATAAATAGTAAATTAAAAAGTGGTTCAAATGGAGCAAATAATGGTGGTGACAATAAATTTCAATGCAAAAAAAATGGTTCAAGAAATTCAAAAGCCTTTACTATTGCCTTTCAAGTAAAAAATTTACATGACAAAGTTGGTTCAAATAATTCTGCTTTTATTGATGGCTTTATTACATATCGTGTAATAATTAAAGATACCAATGCAAATATAGTTGGTCA